GTATAATAATGATACGCAGGAAGACTTATTTTATTTATTTAACATTTTTTATAGATTTAAAAAATTCTATGTTGATGTAAAGATAGAACACGCAAAATTATTTGAACTGCTGATCTCTTTGGCAAAAACTGGAATTAATAATTTAATTCGAACATACAATCAAACAGATAAAAATCATGTTTTGCATACACTTCACATGTACAAGAACATGTTGGACGGCACAAACTCGCATCACAGCAATGGTGTAATAAACCTACATGTTACTAACAACAACAACAACTATGAAACAAGTCAGATCACAAATATGCTTACAACGAGCTCGTCACATGATGAAAAGAATAATAAAATGAATAAACATGGTATGCACGACAAAAAAAATAAAATGGGAATAGGAATGGATAATAATAATGAGTGTGAGTATACTCGTTCTGAACAGCAACGTCAAAATGAAAAAAAATCAAGTAACGCCGAAGTAGCGATGTCTGCGCCGCATACATCTTCAGAAGTTGATATCGACTCTATTTTTATTAAGATATCCGTATTATACAGTGATGAACTACTTAGAATCATTTATAATACATTCATTGAAATAGAACGGGATGATACAAACTACTTGGACTATGCAAATGGTTTAAATATGATGTTACAACCAACCAACATTCGAATCAAAAAATGGATTGATGAAAATATTTTATTTTGAGAAAATTGGAACCTGCGTTATTATTTTTATTCAATCAACTTAATTTTACTTTTAAGTTCATCCAATACACTATTCATGTGCGAATTTCCGTTTACTTTTAATTTATTTTGCGGTGGTGGAAGAGGAAGAGGAGGAGGAGGAGGAGGCGGATAAATTTGGTGTTGTTTTTTTTCATCTTGATGTTCTTCGTTTGCATTTGCATTTGTTACATATTTTCGTTCAGCGGTGTTCATCGTTAATGATGAATTACATAAAAATATATTTTTATAAACAATATTCTCGGTTATTAATTTATTTTTTTTCATTTTTAATGACTGTATTTTTTTGGATTGACTTTTAATCATTTCATTTGCTACTTCTAGTTTCATTTTCAACACGGTAACTTCAGAACGTAACTCATAACATGCCTTTTCTTGAGTCCTAAAAAGTAATTTAAATTCTTCAATATTGGTCGTCGTTATAGATGCAATGTCTGAAATGTCGTTACCATTATCGTTATTATATTCATTTTTACACCGATCTTCATGTTCAACTAATTTTTTGAATCTAAAAAATGAAGGATACATACAACACCACATAAATCACATAAATACAATCTATTTTAATATTTAAATTATATTATAATATAATTTAAATATTTAATAATTCTTCTTTATTTTTTCATGTCAACGTTTATTTTTGTTTGTTGATTATAAATACAATATCATCATATCTTTGTTTCACGTCTCTTAAATCATGCACTTCTATATATGATTGCAAGTGTTCTGGAACAACACGAATCAACTCTTGAATCCAATCAATGTGTTGAACATCCTCAATAATCAATATACCGTCTTCCGTCATAACATTCGTGTAAAGTTTAATAAACTGCTTCATACTTTCAAGTGTGTGAGGCCCATCGTCTAACAAAACATCAAATTTCAAATTTTTGTTTAGAAAATAAGTATTAAAAAAATCTTCATTGTATGCATCGGTTGACGTAAGAATCTGTATCCTCTCGTTCATCTTGATGTCGTCCCAAACATCATCCACGTGCAAAATATCTAATGCATAAATCGTGGCATTTATAAAATAGTCGTGCCATAATTTTATGCTGCCTCCATTTGAATTTTTATACAGACCAATGCCTATTTCTACTACATTTTTTGCTACATATTTTTTATTATAAAGTTTTTTTTCATATAAATCTAAATAAGAATGTACCGTATTTTTGTCACTTCTGTTATTGTCAATCAATTCAGCCAGTGTTTTATGAGCGGCGCCGTTTTCAACCTTTTTTTTAAATATATTTTCAATCACAGGAAAGAATGCTAGTTCATTTAAAATTTTCTGTTTCTCTCTGCGAATCGCATGAATTCTCGTGTTCCACCAATCTTCATTTATAGCTTTTTTTATAATTTGATACGACTTTTCAAAATCATTCATGTCAAGTTGAACAAAGGCCTCGGGGTCGACATAGTCGCTAACATTTGGACACCCATAATAAAATACAAGTGTTTCGCATAAAATGGGTTCCCATATTTTCTCTGTAATAAAATTTTCTTCATAATTATTTTCAACCATGAAATAATATTTGTAAGGTATAAGCCCTTTACTCTTGTCAACATATGGTGTTAATGACCCTTTATATGTTTTAAATCCGTGTTGATTATCTTGATTGAAAATATCAAGCGAAACATCTCCTTTCATCTCCAAAAATTTGAGAAAATCAATTCTCGCAATATGACCTTCATCATAATACTTAGAGCTGCATATTGAACTTACAGCATCTATCTTATTTTTATTTTCATATTTTAAACTTAATAGTTCGTGGTAAGTAAGTTCAAGCTGCCAAAATGCATTATTGTGACACTTTGATTTTCGACCGCGCACAGCTAAAAACGTACTTTCGCTCGGTTCTGCCCACGTATCCCATGTTTTTACACCCCACAAATGTGATTCATTCTTGACCCAAGGTTCCATTTGAAACACAATGGTCCGCTTTGGGTCATAATAACTGTTGTCGCACGGCTTATTGATAATCACCCAGTAGTCAATTTCATTATTATCATGCGTCCACGTCATTTGAATATTTTTCCAGCTGTATCCACGATCGCACATGTTTGACCACTCATTGCACAAGTCTTTCGAAGAACACCAGTTGCAAAGCATTTTAACTCGGATTTTATTTTCTTTATATTTTTCAATCGGATACAATTCATGATAGTGATTTATATTGGAATTATGCAGTGAATAATATGACGGATTTGATGCATTCTTAGTAAAGATCCACCATTCTGCATCATATTTTAAAGTTGTTTCAATCGGTTTCAATGTAGTAACATATCGCGCCCTTGTCCACCAAAAATTTCCGCTAAAATGTGGATGAGGATCTTCCTTATAGTTACACCCAACAATGTCGTGACGATCAAGAAGTTTTATACAGTCGTCATTTATTAAAAAATACAACATCATATTTGTCCAGTCAACCACTTTTTGCGGAATCGTCTGATAAGAAACACCTTTTGTATGCAAATACAGTATTTTTGATTCTGGATTTCTTTTAGAAAAAGAATGCATCATATTCAATGTGGGAATCTCAAATAAGCTTGTGTCATGAGAATACTCTACTATATCAACATTTCCCGGATATACTTTACTTATTTTATTTCCGATATTGATTATAAATATATGATCCAATTGTATTTTTTGTACTGCACCCACGAGTGCATCCAAAATATCATTACTATTCCTTAAACTACAACTGTGAATAAAACAATATGTTCCATTTGAATTGTTTATGGAATCTATTATATTTTTATTCTGACTTGTTAATGAGTATGAAATATTCTTGTTGTTTTTGTATTCTTTTTTTATATAGAGTCCATCTTTGCTTGAAAAATAAGGAGATATCGATAAACAAGACAGTTTATTCTTAAAAAATCCCAGCGTATTAAAACATACACATTCTGGAGTATTTTCTGCAAGCAACAGTTGATCAAACAACGACTTGTCGCCAGCACGAAACATGTCATTTCCAAAAGAATCTAGGTACGAATAATAAACGTATTTTTCGAGTAAATCATCCAGTGTGGGGGACAAATTGATGCTGTCACATATATTTTGAATATCGCTATCAACGGCTTTACCACCTTCATTCCACTCGGCAAATGAAATATGCGGACGTGTTTCAAAGCATTCCAACCCTGAAACAATTTTGAACAAATAGTCGATTCCATGTTTTATACCGTTTTTATGAATGTAGTCTACCAATTTTCTAGCTCCGCATTTATTAATGGAATAACAATGTGTTCCTCCAATATAATAATCTAGTACTAGTTTATCAATGATAAGATTATTACCTTCACAACAAGTTGGTCGGTATATATGCTTCACCTTTTGAAGTGTGTCAGAAAACATGTGATATCCCATCAATAATACGTCATACATTTCAAATTTTATTTTTTCAATATCACACTTAAATGACTCAACAACTGTAAAATCATCTTCCATAATAACATAATAATCAAAATCACTTTCTAATAATTTTTTCCATAAATTATAGTGTGTTAGCGCACACCCAATAACCCCCCGCCTATTTCCAAAATCATTTCCTTTAAACAGTGTAATCAGTTCAGAGTTTACAGTAAGCGCTTTTCCATCTACCGCTTCAACAAATTCGTAATTTGTTATTTTTGCATTCGTAAACCTTTGAACCACATTCTCTCTTCTATCCGTTCTCCTAAGAAGATTGATTACTTTAATTTTATTCATGTCACAACATTTTGCATTCCCATTTGTATTTGCATTTGCATTGTTTATGGAATTTAAAAATTGTTCCTCGCTATTTAACTCGTATGCATTTTTCTTATCATGTTGGGATTCAAATGTAAGTTTACCAATGTGAATACTGTTTACTTCGTTAAAATATGCAGACGTATATCCCGAATTAAAATATTTATCCGCGTAATCCCGCTCAAAAAATGTATTTGGAGAGTCAAAATTTCCCAAGGAAAGAACTGCACTCGTTCGAATGACAGAAGGCCTGAAACTAAAATGCGGCCAGTATGCACAGTTTGAACCAGTCAAGTTTGGCTCATCCTTGATATGAAGTTTAAATCTATTATCTGTATTATTTATTACTTTACCTCCAACCGTATTATAATGATGTATCACTTCTGCATAATTTTTATTGAAGAGTATTTGATGAATTTTGTTGGATTCAAATCTCTCGAGAAATGAAATAGAATCTGTGATATAGTTGCATTTATTGATAAATAACCAATCATCTTCGAGATGCAAATAAAACTTCGGTTTCAATTCATTCAGCTTGTTCCAAATCATATTCATACTTTGTCTGTGACCCTTTTCATCCGAATTTTTAAAGTAAAAATTAAAAAATGGATACATGTTTGTCATATTTTCTCGATCTTCATGAGAAGAGTTGTCATCCACACAAAAAAAATAAGTAATCTTACTTATATCATCACAATTATTTATAAATGAATTGACTGTTTTTTGAAACAAGTCAAATCTTTTACACGAAGTCATTGTCAGGATGATTTCATGGTGATTCGTAGAATTATTTACCGCATCATCTATTTTCTTACACGAATTCGTGAGCGAGAGAATTTTCTGTGAATTATATTCCGTAAGTACAGGTGTAAAGTTATTTTTCATTTTATCTGTGATATCAACAACGTGATTTTTTAAATTTCCGGTTTCTAAATAAATTTGTTTTATGAATGCAAGATAATCATAAAAAAATGGCAATGTATGACTTGTGCATTCGATAAATTTCAAATAAAACTGAAAGTTATAAATAATGTTTTCTTTAAATGCGATATTCATTGCAGTTGCGTTTTTAAAAAGGGTGTGAAATGATGAAATTGCATCACTGTGCTTGTTTACATAACACGCAATAATTGTAAATTCATAATCCAGCAAATATTTATAAATGTCTTCCGTTACAAAAAGTTTACTAAGAAGATTGCGCGTTTTGTTCTTTTCAATCCAATCATAATATTGAAGCGCTAGCTGGAATTTTCCTTTTTCACGACAGTGTTTAATAATTAAATAAATTCCTTCGCATCTCTCTGGGTCTGCATCGAAAGACAGCGCCCAATAATAAAATGCAGACTCCATATTATTCATTTGCGCATAGAGCTGTCCTATCGTAAGGTAAGAATAATATACTTCCTGGTTCCATCCACCGTGACTTATTCTTTTTTTATACCATTCAATTGACTTTTCGGACATTCCTGCATCCTTGTAACTTTGAGCGCAGTAAAATGAATATCGAACCATAATTTCATCTTTATTTTTTTGTGCCTCATGATACGCCTCCTCAAGTGTGACTGCATCATCTCGATATTTATTTGGGTTATTGCTTCTTGCGCCAGATTTTCCGGAAATAAGATGATAGTTTCCTTCAATGTTTTCAAACTTACAACCATAATTTTCATTCGTGCAAATAATGTATTCATGCAATACGCCCATAAACTTCCAATGCAATTTATTACTCACCAGCAAAAGTCGTATATATGAAAAATTATCTCCAAATTTAATATGATATCCGTCTAGTGTTAATTCAGTTGGTAAAATAAAATCTCCAATGATTCGGTCATCTGCATCAAAAATCAATAAATAATCTGTTTTGTTATAAGCTTTTGTTAGTGCATCAGTTCGATTAAATCCAAAATTTTTCCATTCCGTTTCATGTAACTCTCCATTTATATTTTTATCTCTGAAAAAATCACAGATAATTTGTTTTGTAGCGTCTGTTGAACCCGTGTCAACAATTACCCAGTAATCAAACTTAATATAATGACAAAGGTTTTCAAGTGTAGACCCAATAATATGAGCCTCGTTTTTCACAATCATATTCAGACATATTGTTTTATTATTATGCATACTCTTCGTAACAGTACCAACTATTATATAATGAAAACAAGTTTTTAAATATATTTTCGTTATATGTATATTTTATACGATGATGATCACGAGGCGTCATTTGATTTATAATTTGTAAGAGAGATTAGAGAGAATAGAAGTATTCGTTTCATATCAAATACATTTTACACTTTTTTGTTTTATTTATTATTCGTTGTTATATTTCGAAGTGTATATTCCTTTTATTTTATTAAAATTATTCATATTTTTTTTTGTCAATTTATAACTCCAGATAATTCCCATAAAATATAAGATTACAATAACAAATTGTGTTGGATAACGAAACTGAAAAAAATATTTTTTATTATTGAATCCAAATAAAAAGAATTTAATAATTCTATAATAAGAATACCATAACAGTTGAAAAAACTCGGATATAATATTTAAATGAAAATAGTTTGCATATTCTTTATGCAAATGATAAGAAACATACAACATAATATTTGATGTTTCAAGGAGATTGTAGCCATATAACAAGTGAAATTTACTTTCTCCGGTATCAGAAATACACGCATTCAATAAATAAAGTCCAATGAAATGGTGAATAATGAAGGGAATGCGTCGATTCAATTCATCTTTTGCTCTGGTCTTATAAATACACGAAACAATATAAATTAAATCATAAATGTAATATCCGATGCTCATGTGTACTGCATACTCTACATTATAATCATTATCATGATGAACCATAAATAGTAGACAGTGAATCAGACTAATTATGTTATTCGATACGTCTAATTGTTTATATTTTGATATTTCACTTGTAATTGTGTGCCAAAAACAAATAAGAGGGACAATGTAACCAATATTTAACATGATTAATATATAGACAATATAGCTTTATGTTTATATATTAACTATTTAATCTTTCTATAATATAATTATATTATATTATATAATTAATACTAAAATATTAAAATGACATCGAATGTGAACGACTGCAAAACAAGTTGTTGTGTCTTTAACTATTTTACGCAAACCGTATATAATCCAAATCCGACTCGTGTATGGTCACGATTTAATTACGTGTGTCCGTGTCCTTCTGGTGAAATCCAATGTTCCACCGATTTTTACAAACTCAACGAACGAAGAAAAGCTGAAATTTTAAAATACAAGGCGAACAGCAGCAATATTACAAAAAAACAACAATATGCGAATGCCGCAAGCAACCGATGGCTCACAAGTCGAAAACGTTGTTGGGCAACACAAAATGATGCCGGATACACAAATCCAAATACAAGCACATTGCAAAGAGTAGGAGATGTTCTCATTTGCAATAATAATAACGTCAGATGTTCTTTAACAAGTGATGCTGACGTGCCTGGAAAAGTTCAAAGGCTTTGTTATAATCCATTGATTCCATTGTATAATTATAAAGTAACAAGAACATACAAGTCGGGTGGAACAAAATGGCCGCAATACTGCGGACCTGAACCATCGCCGTTTTAAGTTTAAGTTGTTTTTGGTATTTATTTTTGCAATATTTATACTAATTAAGTATTTGTGATTTTTCAGGAGCGCTTTCACCAGCTAATAAACTTGTTAAACTTTTAAACAGCTCTTTGTTTTCCAAGACAAAAAACATTCCACCGCGCCCATTCTGACTACTGCCACAATCTCCTGACAACGCGCCTTGCTGGTTCATATCGCCAAAAATACAAAGCGGCTTAGAATCGTCTTTGGATATTCCTATTTTAGCATGGTTGTAATCACCACCTAGCCCCCCTTCTAATCCGAAAGGAGTGTCTTCCCACATGCCACTTGTGGCAATTTCAACAGCGCCTGGAATACCCAGTTCATGACCCGGTTCATTTTTCCAACATGAAGGCGTGTCACCACTTTTTGTGCTGTATATATATGGATTCGCCCACCAACTTGCAACACGTAAATCTAATCCGGGTGCTGATCTATCCCCCCCGAGACGCGCCGAAACCATTTGCCACGGTGGAACATGCAGATCAGAAGGTTTTGATATGAGTTTTACATTACTAGAAAGTGTGGCTTCTACAAGGTCTGTGCTGGCAGATTTTTTTCCCAACGTATTTACCAGCGCCTGAATGTCATTTGGACCACCATTTTTTACAATACTTGGCTCAGACACATCAGTTCCAACACTTGCATTATTCAATGCTTTAAGCACGTTTACTACATCGTCTTTGGTGAGTTTTAATGCGAAAAAATGCTGACTTACCTCAAGATTATCATCATTAATGTATCCCAGTGTGTTTCCATCTTTTTTACGCGGTTCAGCACTGCTTCCTGAAGCTGGCCAAGAAGGAGTTGATACTTGAAGAACCATGCCGTCACCATTAGCATTCCATGCCATCATTCCTTTGCTGTGTCCCCAAGGACCATAAAATTGGTCATTCCAAAGCACATAAAAATAACCTGGATTGTTATAAATTTGTCCAAAAGTGGCGCCGAGAGGATCGTTGTCACTAGCACCCAAGCATCCTTTTCCTCTTTTCAACGAAGGCGAGAGGCTTGTTGCAAAAACATATTGTTGACTATGTCCAGCTCTATACTCTTGTAATTTTCCGCCGAAAATACCAACAGTCGGCAGCGTATCCTTACTACAATTACATGGAAATGATTTAGTGTTGAACTTGAAAGCAAACATCCAATCTACCGGATTTTTTTTGTCGTCCAACGGACTGGGAGCATTTTTAATAGATTCGGTAGGTCCAGGTGAGATTCCCCAACT